AATTTTACCATACCTATGTGTGTATTCATCACACAGTGCTAGACCATGGCGTATTAACCATGACCAGTTTTGTTGTGCCCAGATAGTACAAGGGTGATTACGAAATGCACCCTTCTCTGTCTTGTATGGTGTTCCATCCAACTTGGGCAGATCACCAAAACCATAACCCCATTTCTTAGAACCTACAATGGACAACATTTGACATGTTTCCAAAGGCATCTTCACAATATGTTTGTCAGGTAATACCTGAGCAGACTTGATAGGATCAGGATCAGTAACGAAAATGTTCATTCGTCATCTAAAGGTCGTTTAATTTCAGTGCCTACCCAGTCGGAGGCTTCCATGCGTTCATACATGTATTGTACCGCAGACTCGGGTAGAGTGTGATCACCACAAGTAAATACATCACAAACTGCCATACACTTCTCTGGCCAAGTATGGATGCTGATATGAGATTCAGCGAGAAGTGCAATAGCAGTAACACCGTGTGGATCAAACTTGTGAGAGGACACATCTAGTAGTGTGCTCCTTGCCATTACAGCAGCATTCACAAGAACGTTGCGAATATGTGCTTCATCATTACAAAGAGGAAAGGGACAACCTTTCAAAGTAAACAGGATGTGTCGCATTAAGATCAGGGCTCCAGTGCAATGAAGTATTTAATGTTTTCACCTTCAAAGCGAGCAACGTTCTGGTTGCTGATATAAACATGATATGCACCAGGCAGAAGTTTCAGATTCTCTACCTTGAAGCAATAACAGAATCGGTCATTGTCTTCCATAGGCATACCTTCTACCTGAACAGAATAACTGTTAGAAGTATCGTTCTTACGATCGGTCACAGACAAGAACATCTGAGGACCATCAGCATGAAGACACAAATCAGGCAATTGATAGATACTTGCAGCACGTTGCAATTGCTGCAATGCCGTAGCAGGAAGAATAAAATCTACATCACAACTGGGAAGATTAATTTCTTTCTCAGGAGGTTGAGTAATAATATCAGGATCAGCGTAGAAGAAACGTGTCTTCGACTTACCAGCAGTATCACTTACAGTGACGTAATTGGACTCGGTAGTATCGATCTTTGGCGAATCAAAGAGAGACAGACCGCCAAGAAAAACACCCAAGTCGTAAATAGAAATTTGCGAATCAAACTGTTCTTCGACTTTAGCGATAGCAAGAATATTCTTGTTGATGCTAAGAGTAGCAATTGTATTGCCAGGTTTGATAACGATCGATTTATTGATCGAACAAAAGTTCTTAAGGACTTCAATTGTTGGGCGAGTAATTACGGTCATTGAGGATAGTTTTCACGGTTTGCAGATTGGTCGCTGAAATAAAGAAGGAGAAGACCGTAGTGTAAAATCTTGATGATGTCACGACGGGCAGTCCCCTTCTTATCATATCGGGATGCATACTTTAGGATATTGCTCCTACAGAATGCTTCAGCATCTCCACAGGCATCAATCAGATCTAGCGTTTGAATCTTGTCAGTTGCATAGTGCTGATTGTATGTGCCAATGATATATTCACGAAGCTCCGTTAGGAGCTCCTCTTCATTGTACTTCATTGATCATTCAGAAGGTCAGAGTTTTCATTATTATATTCGGATTCCTCACCTGCGTCAACCTTGGTATAGAGATCCAAGAAAGATTGCTTAGTGTCTTCATCAAATCGATTGATGCAAGTAGTGATGGAAGTCATACGATCACCGAAGATTTGATAAGCACGAACGATGTGAACAAGACGACGAGTGGTAATAACTTCATCAACACCACCGTCAAAGAAAGTCTTACGAATCACACCTGCCCACTTGATCAGATTATCAGCAAACTCTTGATCGCACCCAGCGTTGATCAGAATCTTATGTTCAACGGTAGCGGTGGGATACTCTTGCTCGAAAGTGATCGGGAATCGCTCAAGGAAAGCCTCATTAAGAATATTAGTTCCAACAAAACGACCGTCATCAGAGCCTTTACCTTTAGTATTTGCAGTTGCAATAACATTAAAACCTGCCTTGGGTTGGATGTATCTTCCGATTTTCTTCAAGAATACACCCTTTCCTTCCAAAACAGACTGAAGGCAAAGAATCTTATTACTAGCAAGGTCAATCTCGTCTAGAAGAAGTACAGCTCCCCTTTCCAGAGCTTCAACCACAGGTCCGTTGTGCCAAACAGTGTCGCCATTAACAAGACGAAACCCACCAATAAGATCGTCTTCGTCAGTTTCGATGGTGATGTTAACACGAATCAACTCTCGATTCGTTGCAGCACAAGCTTGCTCAACGGACAAGGTTTTGCCGTTTCCAGAAAGACCCGTGATGAAGACAGGATAAAATTGATTAGAGGCGATAACTTTGCGAACATTGCCGAAGTTACCAAAAGGGACGTAGGAACCATCTTTATTCGGGATGTAAGATACTTCAATGGCAGGGGTAGCAGACGGTGCATCATATGCACGCTCAATCTCTTGAGCAGTCAGATTCCACTTACCCGTACCTAATTTATAAGACTTAAGACGCTTACACGCAGTAGCGTAGGATACGTTCAACTGCATTGCTGCTTCACGAATGTGAGAGCAACCAACCTCAGTACCGACTTTATCAGTGAGATAATCTACAAGTTGTTCGGTAGTGACAGGGTTAGGAGCGAAAGGCATTGGATTGATTGGATTGATTTGTTTGTATGTGTTAATTATAGCAGATGAACTAGCAGATGTGCCAGTCTAAGGACAGTTATTTAATCGAACACTGCTGTCACACCCATGACAGTGGCACCAGGATTTCGTGCTAGAGCAACTTTCCTGGCGTGTTCATAGTCCCTGGCAATTACGATTTCATCGAAGATTGTTCCAGCAACGAATAGTTGAACTTTACACTTCATGCGATTTGCTCAATGAATGCATTGAGGATAGTTTTGTTTGTCTTTTTAGAACTCATATGCTTTTTGAATGCACGGGAGAGTTCTGCTTTAGTTGCAACTTCAGACTTTTGTTTGACATTGATTTCCTCAGTGCCATGTCCGATACCACGATCAGGGATGTAGAAAGACTCGGTGAATCCAACTTTGTCCTTGACAGAAGCGAAGCGATGCTTCTTCCATTGCTTATCAATAGTAGCACACAACTCAGGTGCTTGGTAACGAATCAACCTAGCAAGTTCCCCTTTGCTGCAGATACGGATCCCAATCCAATTGTAGTCAGTGATCTCACGGAAGAAACTCACAATTTCTTTCGTAGTCTCGTAAGGACTAGATCCAAGTTTGCGAACGTATCCAGTCTTAGGATCTTTTAGGAAAAATACTTTGTGATTATGGTGGCAAAGATAATTGCTACGATACTCTTCATTAGTATGGTACTCACCCACAGGACGCTGAGTCAAGAAAGAAATAGGATTAGATTCCCCATCACTCAAAGTAACCACGTTAACTTTAGTAATATTCTCCACTCTCTTCATCTTAGAAACTAGTTCGCGAGAACACAAAACTGCATCTGCCAAAGGAGTTCCACCAAGATTATAATTACGATGAATATTAAGTCTCCATCCGTTCATAGCAAAGACTTGCAGGAAGACGAGTCGCATAGATTTCTCAAGAGAACGAGCATTCTGGCGAGAAGATACCAATTCTAGAAGTTTGAAATCTGACGTGCAAGAGAGAACATTCTCTTTCTGTTCAAATCCAGGATGATGATCATTCATATAAGATCCCGTACCACTCTGGAATGCATACACACGGAACGGAATACCTGCCTTCTTACAGAACCAGATCAAGTTATAGAGTTGCTTGATAGTGTCAAGCAATACATCATTCATAGAACCAGACCAATCAAGATACATGATAAGACCATGATTCTTGCCATCAGGAGTGATGGTCATTTTCTTGAAGATATCATCAGTAAGTTTATACTTGTACAAAGAGTTAGTATCAATAACACCAGTCTTTGCCACTGCAGTTCGTTTGTAGTTGTCTGCAGACTTTTTCATTTCAAACTGCTTGACCAGATAGTTAACAGACTTCTGTGCATCTTTTTTGTATTGAACATACTTGCCCTCAGCATACTCAACATTTTTCAAATGATAGAGTCTAGTTTCATCATCAGCACGTTCTCCTTCATAGAAGTGATAGTTTAGATCCGATTGAATCTTATCAAAAGGAACAATGCACTTATCAACATCAACTTTAGGAAGAGTAAGATATACCCATTCCTTAGCATTCTCATCAATCAAGTTCTGAAGAGAGTCTTGTAGAGCA